TCTATGAACATCTCACGATTCCGTTTCAGCACCTTGTAGTTGACAAACTTGCGATGCTCAAAGTAATCGCCCAGATGAAGGATGGTCTTGATGCCATTCTCCTCACAGTAAGGAAAGAAGACATCATGGTAGAACTTCTCCATGTAATCAAGGAAGATATCACTTCCATTCTTTACACCAGAGTGCGTGTCGTTTAGGATTGCAACTTTGTTACTTTGCATATGAAGTATTCAAGCAGTTCATGGAGTGGTCTTACCCGACCCCGGTTGTCCAAAGATGGAGATAATCATTTCATGAAAGGCTCAAGGGTGTTCTCATTGGAAGCGAGTTTCTTTTTCTTACGAACCTTCTTTCCAAACTCCTTGATCTTGGAATCCCTATCACGAATCTTATCAGCACGGGAACGAAGACGTTCTACGATACCCTGACCCTGAACCATATCACCATCAAAGTCACCAAAGTTCTCGATGCCAGCATGTTCCTTGTAGAGTTCCTTGATATCCTGATGTTTCTTTTCTTTGGAGATCCTACGCAGAAAGGCATAGTAGGATATCTGTGTGAAATAAGCAAAGGCGTTGGGGTTACCAGTGCGAGTAGTCTTGGTTACATCGTAATTGTTGATTGCTTTAATGCAATTCTCTACTGCATCACTAACCATTTCATCACGGTAGGTGTAGCAAGCAAAATTGGGTTTATGGGAAAGACCTTCTGCAATCTTGAGAAAGCAAGTTCCGATATATTCAGTAACGATAGGAGCAGATTTACCAACTTCCTTTGAGGCATTTACGGAATTGACATACTTAACCACTGCACCTGAGAATTCTTTGTTGTTAACATAATGATTCGGTTTTTCATTTTTCATGCCTCTATTCTATACCATATCAGAGTATCCGACAAGGGGGCTTGTCTTGCCTTGACTTGTAATGTATAATCGATTCGTGCTGTTTGGGGGTTCTTGAGTTAATTTCTCCACCTCTCACCGAAACCTAAAGGTCCAAGGTCTGGTGATGATCCTTTGGGTTCATCTAAAGAAGATTTGATATCATTGGTGTCAGCTGAATATAGGGAAGCAAAAGCAGTGAGTGTAAGTATGTAAACTCTTTTAAGGTTAGTTGTAGCAGTTGATCTGCTGACGATATTTCTCTCATGGAAGATAAAAGTAGTATCTATGTTCTCTGGAACGTATGGCACTAGTCTCATCTTAAAGTCTCTCTCTAAGAATTCCAATACGCCATACACTTCAATGTAACCATTGCTGTAGTTGTAATCAATCTCTTCACCGATCACCCTTGAGCCATCCACTAGCGTGTAGACACAAATGTCAACACTGTTTATAAAATCTTCATCATACATCACTTTACCTCCACTTCAAAGATTGAAAAATCAAAGTTTTGTTTTTCGTAGATCTTAACTCTTTCTACGGCATGATTCATAGTGTAGTTCTTTCTCGATTTCCAGCTTAGGTTGTCACTGATATCATAAACCTTAGTTGGTTTATCGTGGTTTCCTTTTCGGAGTCCACGACCAATTGACTGTAGCACACGTATCTGAGATTTTGTTGGTGCAGCGAACACAATGTTATTTAGGTTCCGTATATTGATGCCAGTAGAGAATGTCCCCATTGATGCAACAATGATGGCATTGGTTTCTTGCTCAGTGATTTCACGAATACGTTCTCTCTGGTCTACCGATACCGCACCTGATACAAAGAACACTTTACGATCTCCTGCTCTTGCCTGAAGTTGGTCAAACAAAGGTTTACCATGTTTGGCAACAAGGTTGTAAAGCACCAGTGAGTTGCCAGTCTGATCAAGTGTTAGATTGCAGATGAAGCGATTCCTTGCTTCATTGGTTACCAGAAACTCGATCTCCTCCTGATACTTCTTCTTACCAAATGCCTTTCTTACTTCATCTGAGTACTTGAGGACAAGGCAGGATACCTTGAGTTGTGCCAGTGTGTCATTTTCAATTAACTCCTTTGTAGAAGTGACATGATAAGGATCGCCAAAGTGACCAGTCAGGACAAGTTCATGCACCTTGGTTCCATCTAGTGTTCCTGTTGTCCCAATACGATAAGAAGCATTCTCCAGCATACCCATAATCTTGTTCAATGACTTTGCCTTGAAGGTATGCGCTTCGTCACCAATGACTCCACCAAACTGTCTAAACCAATCTGGTGGGCATAGGATTGCTGATTGCCATGTAGTGATAACAACTCTCTGCTCAAACATGATTTTGTCTTTGCCTGAGTAGATACGATGAACATTCTCTGGGACGGGAAATCCATTCACCTTTGAGTAATCTTGAAAGTCCTTATACATCTGTTCAACCAGTGATGTAGTTGGAACCACGATAAGAAACTTGTCTTCCTCTGTAGCAAGGAAGTAACGCATCAGCAGATAGATGATTAGAGACTTACCAGAACCTGTTGGTGAAACAAGGATTGCCCTACGCTTTACCACTCCATGATTCCAAGCCTGAATCTGATAGTCTCTTGGTTGAAATGGCAATTGCGTTTCTAGATGCGGAGTATCTGGTTCTGGCGGGAAGATGTTCTCATTAACCTTGAGTTTGTATCCCTGAGTCTCAGAGAAACGAATAAGGTCATTCACCAGACCATAGGGGAGGATACCATTGACTCGATTGAAGATTCGTATCTTGCCATCCCAGATCTTGTTTCGAAACGAAGGAACAAATTTGTATCCCGGTGCATAGAAAGTGTAGTGGTCAGCAATCTCCATAAGAACCCCTTGGTCATCGCATTCAAGCATGACAAAGGCTTCGTTTCTCTTATGGACTTCAATCATTATAAATATCTAGCGTGAAGAAAACTGTAAGACTACGAGAGATTTACGAAGAAGCCTACAGAAGAAACAAAGCGAATCCCGCACTTGATATCCATGAAATGGTTCTTGAAATCATCAAAAGATGGAAATCAGAAGGTTACATCATCATTAGTTAGGCACCAGCAGTAAACTTCTTCCAATCGATTATATTTCGGATATTCTGGTGACGCCACTTGATGTTGTCCATGATATCAATCAGAGTATCGATGATGACTTTTTGATACTCAATCTGAGATTCAATCTTAGTGAGTTCGGGGTCAGTCTTATAGTAATGATCCATGTTGGTCTTGAGTGGTTTGGTCATACCATCAAAGGGATCATACTTCCATCCTCTTTCCTCAATGTCAGTCTTGGTCATCTTCCCTTCAAAGTAAAGCCACTTGTCCTTCTTTGAGGAATCGAATTCCATCTGCTTCTTTTTCAAATTCAATTTTGCAGTGCTGAGAAGAGAGAGATACTTCGCATGAAGTTTTGCGGAGTTGATGGACGTTTCGTCTAGGTTGATATTGTCAATCTGGGAGTCCTTCTCCCACATGCCCAGAATTTCGTCTAATGTCATACAGTTTATCTATAGGATAGCAAAACGGTCATAGCGAAAGGTAACGTCTGCTTGAAGATACTCAACATCTTGGGTTTGAGTAGAGAACTCAACACCACTCAGTGTTGTAGGGAATGCATTCAGAAACTGAAACTGCTTGTTTATATTGTTGTGGCTGGTAAGGACCGTAAGAATCATATCAGAAACAGTGATGCTTTTCTTAGTGACGTTATTTTGAATCCAATTGTAGATCTCACTGTAGTTCTTCATGCTCTCATCAATCATGAAGCGACAACTCATGGTGCCATACTCTACTCTTTCACCGGGAATATATCCAATGTTGCCTCTGTAGGAAGTAGCAACTTCACCAAGCGAGAGATCTGGAATAGTGAAACTGGTCAGGAAGTATTCAACATTCGCATACTTAGTGAAATCAATCCCCAACTTGAATCCAGTTGGTGAAAGCAAATTGAAGTTATCTGTGAGTGTGCTATCTGCCATATGAAGTATTTATAAAAAAAGGGAGTCCCCTTTCGAGGACTCCCATGAGTTTACTTACTTACCTATCCTAAGATTAGGAAGGATCAGAGATGTTGATGTTCTCAACAACGAATCGACGGTAGTAAGGATTGTCATCACCAGCAGAAGCACCAGTACCAACAGTTCCAGCAACAAGAGGATTATGGGCAGTGCCATAGCGGGTCTTGAAGGCAATACGAGGCTGGAAGTTTTCTTCACCAACGCCTTTGACCATTGTCAAAGGAACGTAAGGAGCATAGAAGAAACCAGCATCGTAAGGATTGCTACCACGATAACCAACATTGACAACACCAGCAGAGGCGTAAGGGTCAACGTAGATCTTCATGTTACCAATGGAACCAACGAGTGTGTTCTGACCGTAGTCGGAAGTAACATTGGAACCAACACCAGTGCTGTCGAGCTTACCAGTAGCGGCAAGAGCGGAAGCAACATCAGCGTGAACGATGGCGAGGTTACCCTTACCACGGCGTGTCTGACTGAAGATTGTGTTGGCTTCAAGGTCCAACTGGAACAACAGGGCTTGGAACTTCTCAATAGCCCAACGACCATCAGCATCGATAGCAAGGTCGAAGATACCAGCAGTGGAGAGACCAGTCTGCTGGGCACCGGGCTGGGCAGCATAGTCGAGTTCAAGGATAATCTCGCGGTTGATTTCACTCAGGATTTCCTGAGAGAGAATATTGGCGAGTTCGCTCTCGGCATCAAGACCATGAACAGCCTTGAGATCCTGAGCGAGTTCCATTGTGTATTCAGCCTTCAGGGCGCGAGTCTTAGCAGTGACTGTGCATTTCTCGATTGTGAAACCCATGTTAGCAAGGATATCACCTTCAGCATTAGCTGTATCAAGACCTTTACCAGTGTCGCCATCACCAGAGAAGTAACGGTCAGCAGAATCGAAGAGAGCTTCAGTGTCAGCAGTGGTAACAGTGTTAGTGCTAGACGAGTCATCCTCATTGTAGCGAGCCTTCATTGCAAAGATGAGACCTGTAGGACCAGTCATGGGCTGGACACCACAGACATCATAAGCAATCAAAGAAGGCATGGCGCGACGAACGAGGCTAATGAGAACGGGGTCACCGTTTGCAGCAGAAGCAGCAACCGAGCCACCACCGGCAGCAGCAGCAGCATCTTCAGTGATGAAGTTAGAAAGCGCCGCAGTTTGCTTGCGGGATTCAACTTCAGTGTTTTCGAGAAGCTGTGCAGTAACAGCCTTACGATGTGCATCCTTGATAGCAGGAGCTTCGGGGTGCTCAAGGATGGACTTCCATTTTTCGATATTTGTTTGTGAATTAAACATTTTTTTGGATCTTTCTAGTAGTTTACGGTTTGGGTTTTTAATTATTTGAACAAACGACTCAGTGAATCATGATACTGTTTCATCTCGGGAGAAAGCCCATCAGTGATGTCTTTCTTTTCTTCGCCTTCAATGATTTGCTTAGTCTCAATGATCTCATCGTTACCTTCATTCAATTCTTTTTCTTCAGACTTGTTTGAGAAATAGGATTCCTTGATGGTCTTAACCTTCTTGGCGAAGGTATCAGCATCAACAAACTCTACATCTTCAACAAGGGAAGCAAGCTTGACACTCTGTGTAGTTGCAAGATTTTCGGACGATTCAGAGAGAATCTTCTCGCGAGAGAGTTTCTCAACTTGTTCCTTGAGTTCGGCAACAGCACTAGTGCTTTCTTGCAGTTGACTTTCGAGTTCAATAGCCTTGTTTTCAACCTCTTCATAGAGATCGACTTTGGACTCAGGCACTTCGATGTAATTTTCTGTAAAGACAGTCTTCAGAGCAGACATGAAGTCTTCAGTCAATTCGGAGCGAAGACCAGCATCAATAGCAACTTCATTCTCCTTGACCCATTCAGTGACAACGTAGTCGAGATAGGAGTTAACCTTCTCGGCAAGGTCGGTGCGAATGGATTCAGTTTCTTCAGTCAGCTTCACTTCATACTCAGACTCCAACTTCTCAGTGGCTTCACGAAGTTTGGAAGTGAAGGCAGCTTCAAAGATGACAGAGGCTTTATCCTTGAAGTCCTCAGTGAGACCTTCAGTGGAGTTAACAAGAACATCAAGATCTTCCTTATAAGAAGCCTTCAGTTCTTCTTCCTCATCTTCATGAGCGCCTTCTTCTTGCTCTTCTTCCTCGTCGCCATGCTCCATTTCTTTCACAGACTTCTTGGCTTCAGAGACTTCTTCTTCCTCTTCTTCCTCACCAGCTTCGCCGTCGCCTTCTTCCTCATCTTCATGAGCAACTTCGACCTTGGCTGTCTTTTCTTCTACATCTTTCTTGGCTTCTTCGATAGACGCAGTTTCTTCAGTTGTTTCCTCAACAAGTTCTGCATCATTCTGAAGCTCTTCCTCAACAGGGTTTTGTTTTTCTTCCATGTTAGTATACTTCTTTCTGATTAGAGTTTTGAGAGGAAATCTTCGAAGACGTTTTTTTGCGCTTCAGCAAGCTGTGCCGAAGGAGCCTTCTTGATCTCAGTCTCGTATTCTTCAATTTGTCGAGCAGTCAGTTTTCCGTTGTCCCAAACCCAGTCCACGCCTTCCATGATGCCATTTACAAAGGCACCGGGAGCGGAGGGGTCTTGAACGATGTCAACTGTAGAAAGCACGAAGTCGTTATTAACGCGACTCACACCATCTTTCATCTCGACTGTTCCCATACCACGACTAGAGACACCCAACTTCACTCCACCTTCAACGAGTCCTTTCACAATTTTACCCATCGGTGTATCGAGTATGAGTGCCTTTCCAACAACATCATCACCG